CGGAGGTGGCGTCGAGGTCAAAAACGGGGCCAACATACATCAGATTGGTTGAGGGAATTGACGCTGACGATAATTTCGAGTTCTTCTAAAAGATGCTTAAACCAGTTTTGAATATAGGTGGCTTAAATACCTTTCTTAATCCTCTCGATCAGAAGGATGGGGAGTTAATTTATGCCTTGAATGTTGATTCAAATCCGTATGGGGCCAAAACTAAGCGCCACGGATACATCTCGTTTCTCGGTACTGCCGACGGCTCCACTCCCACAACCCTGTTCTCATGGACAAAAAATGATGGCACTACAGAGTTCCTGTATCGTGCCAGTGGCTCGTCGTTATACCACTCATTGCAAGGTACTGGGGCGTGGACATTATCAGGCGGCGGTACTATATCGGCTGGGGCACATGTTGGACACTCTGTGCTTGATAACACCTTGATATGTGGCGACGGGGTTGGTTCAACAAGACACACCACTAACGGTACCTCCTTTACTAATACTACCCTAGCCCCCGTAGCAGAGTTTTTCGCGCAGTTCCAAAACAGAATCTTTGCGGGAGGTACAAGCTCTACACTTTTTTATTCAACAACAGGTACTGCGTCGAACTGGGATACTGCTGTCGACTCAAGTTCTCTTGCTATACCTGGCGCGGGCAAGATAAATATGGTCAATAATATAAACGATAGAATAGTCACAAGCAAGAATAGCGGAATAATGCACAGGTGGGATGGTTACAATCTTGTTGACGTATCAACTAAACTTGGCCCCTCAAGCCCATATTCTGTTGATGAGGCAGAAGGCTATCACTTCTGGCTTAACAGACTTGGGATATTTGGGTATGGTGGTAGCAAACCTCAACTCTTATCTAATGCCATTGAGAGACAAATATACAATAATGCTGGCTCTGGTATTGCTGGGGCGACTTTCGGTACAGCGCCGGGTGTTGTTCACAGGTATGACTATTACGTGGCGGCTGGAACGGTAACGGATGATTTTGCGGGTAGAAGAATAGATAATGCCATAATCAAGTATAGCTACCAGAAAAACGAGTTTCTAAATTATGAGTTTGCCCACTTTCCAACCGCCTTTCACTCCTTTGTTGATACCAATGGAGTCGCACAGCTTATATTTGGTGCTAGTGGTGGGCAATGCTATCAGTTATCTGGCACAGCCCTATCTGATGCTGGGAGCGCGATCGAGGCCCAAATGGAACTCGTGGTACATCTTGGAGCACCAGAGGTAGAAAAGAAGTGGAATAAGTTTTGGGCGTTTTTCAATCCCGGTTGCCAAGCTAAGGTACAGGTTGCTATTGGTGACACATACCAAAAGGAGTTTCAGACATGGCAAGAGCTTGGTGCGTCTGCTAACGGTGTTATGGACATCTCTTTTCCTGAAAGCTCAAGGGGACGACTCCTGTTTGTTAAGATATACGAGGAAAGTAAGGACGCGCCGTTTACGTTTTATGGTATGTCGGTCGATGCTGACCCCATACCCTATAGGTAGTATATGACAGATTATAGTAACCTAGGACTAAATGAATTCCTGCAGCCTATAGCAGCGCCGGTTAGCACTGCCGGGGGCGTGAGTGCTTACGAGTTTGATTCGTTGAATGACCGAGATGTGATAAGAACAGCCTTTATAAACGGCAGCGCTGTGATTGACTCTAAGTTAGGCACTTTTAGTGCCAATAAGATCACTGCAGGCACAATAAACGCGTCAACTATAAGTGTCACAAACCTTAACGCCTCGAATATCACATCCGGCACGATGAGTTTTAATAGGGCTAGTGGTGGCACGTTGGTGTTGGGAGGCACATCGAATGGTAATGGCTTGTTACAGATAAATAATGCCGCCGGCACTACCATAGTACAAGGTGATAATTTAGGGCATCACTACTATGGTACAAGTGGTACACAGGAACTGATAAAAATTGATAGCAGCGGATTTCATTCTTACAACTCTGGCGGCACTACTTTATATGAGGTGAAAAATGATGGGTTTTACGGTTACGGCACAAGTGCGGCGGTTTTCAGGCTTAGGTCAAATGATGCCACAACAAGTAGCTACGGGTTTCTTGGTTACACAACTATCTCGGCTAAAGACTATTTTTACATACCTAGCGGCGATGGTAAGGGGTTGGCGGTGCTTGGTGATGCTGATCTACTTCTGTTCTCCGGTGGTGCAAATAACGATATTGGTATGACGTCTACACAGAACGTGAACGTTTTCGCAGATAGCGACACTAACATCACCGCTGATAACGACATTTTCATAATCTCTGATTATGACAGTGACGGTGGGGCGATGTATTTTAGGAACAACGCCGCCAATGTTTATAGGTTTTGGAATAGCACCGGTTATCAAACATTGACTATGAATGCTAACAAAACGGCTATTATGCCTACGTCTGATGGTTATAGGGCGTTATACTGCATTGAGTCCCCGGAGATGTGGTTTATGGACTTTGTGGAGAAGAAAGGCGAACTTGATCCCCTATTTGCTGAGGTCACCGCTGGGCCATACAAGTACATAAAATGTGACGACGACACTTATCAGGTTTGGGGCAGAAGAAAAGGCAAGGGGGGGGTTAGGTTTGAGAAGATGACCCAAGAGCAATTTGAACAAAACGACAATTTCTGGGCGCAGGCATATAGGCCCGCAAGACCAGACTACTCTGTTTTGATAAAAAAAGTCGAAGGCATCAAGGATAATTGGAATGCTGCTAAAAAAGTTGTTACGGAGAGAAAACTAGAAAAGGTTGCGGTAATGCGTAGGAATGTGCCAAATCCAAATTATGATCCGTTAATGGGGGAATCAGGGAGGTTTATTTTGGAAGAGAGGATGGAGCCTGTTTATGTGTTGGTGGATAGAGAGGTTGACGAAGGGCACCCGGATAAACAGGTTGCCATCGAAAAACTGGATGCAGTTGTTGAAAAGTTACGCAATGGCGTATATATTGATATAGACGATGAGTCTTTAGTGCCGCGACCTAAACGGTATGACGAGGCACGGCCCCTGAGGAAAGATTTACTAACAAATGGCGGATAACTCGGTGTCAGCACAAATAGCAGCATTAAGAGCGCAGGGCAAAACAGAGTCGACCTCTAAAAAACTGGCTAAACTTGTCAGTCAGCAGGGGGAGTCCAAATCCACCGCCTCCTCCACACCATCTACCGCCTCTACTGGTGGTTTCGAGGATGTTGTCGCAAGAACGCAAGCACTGGTTAGGCAATCCCTTCAGCCAGCTGTGCAGTCGTTTCAATCCTCAGTTCCTGAGATTCAGCAAAGATTTGATGTTCAAAGACAGCAGCTTGAGGCCGAGAAAGCACCACTGCAACAGCGTTATCAACAACTATTAAGTCAAATTAAAGGTAGTGAACAGCAAGCTATAAGTAGAGAAGAACTGGCGCAAAGCCAGGAGCTTGGCAGACGGGGAATACTACCCTCATCTGGTCTTTATGAACAAACGTTAAGCAAGGCCGTTCAACCTATAGCAGAGAGGTTTGGTGGTTTAACGGCGGATGTTGGGTTTGAACAAGAGGCCGGTCTGAGAAACCTTCAAAATTTGATAACCGGCCTTCCCTTACAGGAAACGGAGGCCATTAGAAACGTACAAAATGCTATAGCTCAATTACAGGCCGGTGGCGAACAAACCGCGTTAAGCTCAGCACTTAGTTTACTAGGTCAGCAACAGCAGGCACAGCAGTTTGGACAGACATTTGGTTTGAGACAGCAGGAGATTCAAAATGCGGTTGATCAGTTTAACAAGACGCTTGGGCTACAACAGGCCACAGGTGACCTAACAAGGCGTGTTTTCGAGGAAACGACCAAGCCAGAGTCGGCGGCTACAATTCAGAATTTACTGTCGCAAATTGCTGCTAGGGGTTCTGGTGTAGGGCTTACCGCAGAAGATATATTATCGGGTATAAAGTTGCCGAGTTCATTCACTCCAGATTAAGCAGATGGCATTAAGAGTTAGGGTAAAAGCTACAGGTCAAACAGGAACATTAAATGACGAGAGTCAGTTCGATCCTAATGTTTTTGAGCGCGTGGATGCTACGGTGCCGGCCCCGTCTTCAGCACCGACACCGACCCCATCTGCCAGCTATAAAAAGCTCACTCTTGAGGATGTTACAAAGGCTAGGTTAAATCTAGCTCCTAAAGAATATGAGAAAGTAAAAGATGTTTATGATTTACAACTAGCTGAGGAAAAGCGACTTGAACCGGATACCAAAACCAAGTTAGCTAAAAGTCAGATTGAGGGGTTAGCAAATGTTTTGGACGATCTAAAAAAGGATGCAAAGGGAATTACTATATCGAATATCTTACCCTCAAAGATTGGGTTAAACTCCAAACTTCAACAGTTTGAAACAAAGAAGGCCCTAGCAGGTCAGTTTCTAGCCAAGCTTGTTGAAAATGGCAGATTAAGTGATAAGGATAGGGAGTTTTATCAAAAGCAAATCGTTAATCTTAATCCTTTAGGGCCACAGAGTGCTAAGGAAGAGTTTATCGACAGCTTGAAAGAGACAGTAGCCAGACTATCTGGTTTTGATCCGTCCGAGGTTTCTCTTGGCAAGAAGTCAGAAAAAGGTAAAAACATTGTTCAAAACACACTGTCTGATATTACTGGTTTAGCACAGTCTGTTGCTGGACTGCCAAAATTTGCTGGGGAAGTCGCTAAACAGGCTGGGGCAGTTCCAGAGGTCTTAAACCAACTATTTAGAGGTAAGTTATCTCCTGGGGATGTTGGCGCGGCTGTTGTAGGTGGAGTAGCGCAGACTGGAAAGGCACTAATCGAGCCTTATGCGCAACTGGCTAATGATCCGCTGGGGCAATTTATAGAAAAGCCTGTCAGTACAACACTTGAGGTATTACCGTTCCTCAAACCCGCCAAGATAGCAACTACTGCTACAGGAGCTAGAATCTCATCCATTAGTAAGGTGCTGAAGGCTGAGAGTGTGGCAAAGGAGGCACAAGCTATAACATCTATCGTACCAGAAGCCAAGGTTATTGCATCTGCTACTGCTGGAAAGATACCATTGAGCGCCGAAGGTTTGGCTGCTAGGGTGTTTAAGCAGCAGTTTACAGTACCGTCGAAAATAGCCGAGAGAGTCAAGCCCCTTGAGACGTCGGCCGAAATTATAAAGCATGGCTTTGGTGCTGTTGACCTACAATCCTCAAAGGCAATAGTTGAGAGTATAACTGGTCAAAACGGCATATTGAGTAAACTGGTACGTTCGGCGATCGGTGAGGCCGGAGAGGTGTCTATAGAGAAGGTATTTAGCTCTGTAGAAAGTTTAGGCAGCCGTTCTGGGGTAATTAAGGACCTACAGGTAATCAAGAACACCATAGGCGCAATAATAGGAAAGCAGGGTACAAAGCCGTTCACAGTGAGTGCCGATGATGCCATAACTGCTGCTAGGGAGCTTGAGAAATTAGAGACTCAATTCTCTATTGCTGGATATAACAAGTTCAATCCTAACCTAGAGGCGCAACAAATCTCCAAAATATATGGTGCTGCTGCGGATGAGTTAAATATAGCCATAGACAGTGCAACCACAGCAAAAAACATTGTACAAGGTCTTAAAACACCAGAGGTTATAGACCAAATAAGGAAGATTTCGCCAAGGCTTGCAAACCAGTTTCTGGAGACCAAATCTGTTAGGGATTTGCGATCCATACAAGCCCCGTTTGTTAGATGGGGAAGGATGATTGATTTAACTGAAAATGCTGCCCAGACTCCATTCTCGAAGCTTGGGAAGAAAGTCTTAGCTGTTCCAGTAGTGGGGCCGGTAATAGGAGGGGTGTCTGAGGCAGTGATGCCGAAGGTTCAATCGTTAGCAGCCCAGAAAATCTTTCAAGCAGGTCAGGCAAACATTCCAGCTAAACTCCAGGCAATCTTGGCGGCCGCAGTAGGGCGATAATACTCATTACTATAATGCAAACAGCACTTACCGCTACAGCAATCACATATACTATCTCTGACAAGAAGATCACTACTAGCAGCAGCACTAACATTATCAACACAACCTTATTTTAGCACTTTGACAGCGCCTCTGCTATTATCTACAATATGGGTACATTCTATGCTCTATTGTTTCTTGCAACGATAGTGTTTTTGATTCCGGTTAGTAAGGGGTGTAAAACATGGTTAGAAAGATTCGGGTTGGATCGGCCCGTCAAAAGAAAAAGCAAAAAAATAAATTCATATACAAGCAGTTGTCCTTTTGGGCGTGATAGACGTGATAGAATGGAGTTATGATAGATAGTCTGCCACATGTGGGTGAGGATGTTGTTGGTATACTGCTCATACCTATTGTTAGCTACATAGTCAAGGTTTTGATTTACCCTTCAAACAAAGAGGCCAAGAACATAGCAAGGCTTCTAACCTTTTTTGTGGTTTTGCTTATAAAGGTAATTAGAAAGTGGTATGTTGGACATAGGTTGGAATTGCACGATAGTTTAGATAAAATGCTCCGTCATTCACACGATCTGAAGGCAAGGCTAAAATCTGGTACAATTATTCAAGGATAAAATGTCGCCTCAGGAAATCAAACAAAACATCACTACCATTAACCATTGGAAGACCCGCTTTGGCTATCCGATAAAGGGTATCATTCTACACTCTATGTGGGGAACATATAAAGGTTCTATAGCTTGGTTTAGAAATCCTACTGCTAAGGTGTCGGCTCATTATCTCATTGATGTGAATGGCGAGGTTTCCATGTGTGTACAGGAAGAAGATACAGCTTGGCATGCTGGCGTTGTGACAGTTGAAAAGGAAAAGGCACCGACCCTGTTGCAGGATAATTGGGGAATAAACCCTAACCTAATTTCGATTGGTGTTGAGATGGAAGATAAAAAAAACAAGGATCACGATTACCCAGCACCTCAATACGAAGCATCAGTTGTTCTAGTAGCCGATATTTGCAAAAGACATGGTATTTCACCGAATAGGGGTGTTGTTATTATGCACAAAGAAACCGACCCATTAAATAGGTCCGATCCTGTTGGTCAATGGGATCATGACAAGTTTGTGAATGACGTTGATAAACAAATGAGATATGGAACTTTCAAGGAAGGGGGTGAAACAACTCTATCAGGGGATAAAAGATTTTATCCTATTGATCCTTTGAAGACGGTTACGGTTGATCCCCAAAGTGATGGCGTGTATGTCAGGTCTGAGCCAACTAGAAGGTATGTAAAAAAGTCCTACTGGGCTTATCCGTTCTACAAGATGGTGCAGACTAACTTATCAGGCAGCAAAACTGTAGCAGCGGGCAGACAGTTCAGGGTTAAGGGATTTGTTAGAGGCGAGACGGTTAATGATAATTATTGGTGGTGGGTTTCAGAGTTTGGTAACTACGTTTGGAGTGGCGCGACTATTGACAAGCCCAGTCCTCAAGATTATCCTAGTCCTGTTAGCTCTTTGGAAGAGAACACTGTAACAAATTCGGAGGAGATAAAAAAAAACATGGCTGATATAGAAGCATTAAAGACAGAGTTAGGAAAGTTGGAAACCGCAAGAGATATTGAATTGGCAGAGGTTGCTGAAAAGCATCGTGAGATGATCGAAAGAGCCAGAGAGGCTTTAAACAGTGCGGAGTCTGTGGCGCCTGTAGTGCCGGTTGAAGACACCCCAGTAAATGCAGTTGAGCCAGAAGTTGCTCCCGAACCCTCGCCCGAAGCACCGGAACAAGTTAAGAATGTTGAGGACGACAAGGCTGCTAAAATTGCAGAGCTTGAGGCACAGTTAGTGGCACTTAAAGGGGAATAATGAATCCAAAAAGCGGCTTTCTGTCATCGGAATTCTGGTTTGCTACCGTGCTTCCTGGTGTAATATCCTTACTGGTTTTGACTGGTGTGATTGACCCAGGAAGGACCAGTGATTTTGAGGGGATGCTAAAGGATATCATAATGGGTGCGTTGGCCTTGATTACACTTGTGACCTATATCCTTAAAAGAACAGAGCTTAAGAAGGCATCAATGATGCTCAACGGAGAGAACGATATAATAGAGCTGTCGACAAGAGAACCAGAGCCGAGAGAAGAACCCGCACTAGGTTAACAACTATCCTGTCCGCCTTCATAAGTCTAAGAAAATCGTCCAGCGGCATAAATATGATAGCATTTATAAAACTGTTACCCTTTGGAGTTGAGAAATAACCAAAGTCATCAGATGATTTCAGATACCCATGCTTTCGTAGTAAATATATGAGCGGGAAATAGTGCGCAACTGTCATAGATATCAGTACGCTAAAAACTACATTCTCTCCAATTATTGATAACACTAGCAGTACTACGTAAATACCGAAATGAATAAAATCTAGTGGTTTTAGATACCTCGATAACCTCATTTGAAGAATCCCCTAACAGCGAATATTAGGATGATGACCCATAACAGTAGCGGCAGGGCTACCTCTTGCGGTTCGCTTATTCTATGCCAGAAACCAAGCCAACTTATCATCCTAATATCCCCTCACCTTTCCGGGTACTTTGTTCCTTTTCCTTTATTCGATACCCTACATAACCAAACCAGAAAACCGCTATAAACACACCCCACAACACCCAACTATCGTAATATATGTCCTCAAACGATAATATCACAGCAAGGATGGCTATTAGTATATTTGTGTATATAAACAACGCAAACATTAGAATGGTAAATCGTTCAGATCGATTTGCTCCGTCGCCACCTCTCCGTTTGAGTGGCCTATGTCCTCAATCTTGCTAATATAGGCAATCCACTTATCCGCATCTTCCCTTGTCATTTCACTATGGGCCTTGTATCCGTACTTGGATCGTAATAATCCGACCATCGACTCGCTGTTTAGTTTTTTCTGTGCATATAGCGCCTTAATATGATCAATTTGCGCTGGCGTGACAATATCTGTGGTGTGAGGCCCCACCTTGCCCGCTGTTATGCTTTTCGCTTCGTTGGTGGGTTGGATATCCTCTATTTCCTCCACATCTCCGCCCCAGTATACATCCGAGGCAATTCCCACCAAACTAGCACACTTTTTGAGAGTATCAGAAGCGGCTGCCTTTAGGTCATCTGCGATCGATATTACCTCGCCGGTTCCTTTGAATCTTTTGATAGGACTCCCACCGTATTGAGTTTTTGAGAGTTTGAGGACTGGGCTTAAATGAATGGTTAACCTTCCCTTTACATATATTTGCTCCTTACCAATCTTCTCATCTATTACTTCAAAGTCCCAAAGATAGCCAAATAGCTCGTTAAGCCTCTTGATTATATAGCCGGCCTCTACATAGGATAGTTTAAAGCCCGTCTTGCTTGTTCTAACCTTGACATACTCTTTTGGGGTTTTTTCATAAACCTTTCCCCACGAAACCTCCATTAAGGGGTTTTCAATCTTTGCTACATTCAGCTCTTTCGAGGTTGTTCTACTTGGCATTTTTGTTTCCTTTCCTACTATAACCATTATAGACTCTCTCAAGTTTGGTTTGTAACTCATTCCTTGATATAAACCCGTATTTATACAATAGCTCAAGGTATTGGAAGCCATATGGCATGGAGTTAATTTGCGCAAGTCTCATTATAGTTTCCCTTTCCCTGACTGGTTAATTTGATACACGTAAAAGGTCACAAGGCCATCTACCGCCTGATCGTAGAGGTTTAGCGCCTTCTGAAGGTCTTGTGCCATCTCGGCTAAGGTTTTTTGCTTTTTGGGCATTCTGCCTCCTCATGGAAACTTGGTACTGTTAAGAACAGTAACATGTGTACACCACGATGTCAAGCGCTGCCCACAACTTGACAGGTTGTAGGTACACACCTATAATACATATCGAAATGAGTATATACAGGTGTGCGGCAGAAACTCACCACAGATTATGTGATGGTACGGTTGATACGACCCATCACCCATATTACGAGATAAACGCTCACAAAAGAGGTAGAGAAATGTTGTACTACCGATGGTTATGTGTAAAGGATGGGCTAACGGAGATGGTAGCACTCCGCCCTGACGATAGAAGGTGGCTCATTAATCTGATCACGAAGGTATATGATTACGAAAGCTCAGAGCACGCAGATAGAATCTTGCGCGCATTGGGTTAACTTTCAATGATCAGCACAAAACTACCTGAGGCATATATTTTATATCAACTTCTAACATCTGAATTTCTTATTATAGCCCTCGCATATATGCTGGTTTTAATTCTCGGTTATGCTATATACAGGATGCTTTTGTATGTTTTGGATACTAGGAAATGCGAGCACGGGAGAGTTGTAAGTGTAGAATTAGAGAATGGGGGTTATAAACACACTTGCAAGAATTGTAGGTTTTCGTGGGAATACACACCAATCGATAAGCGCACCAAGGAAAAGTGAGCATATCAACAAGAAGTCTTATCCGGCGGCATATTCTATCATGCGCCCAAGGTTCGGTTTTCGTGACGATGTGGGTATAGAGTTCAGGTCGAAAATGGAGGCTAATGTTTATCGCTTTTATAAATATCTCGAAAAGGAACGTGGTAGAATTAAAGTAGAATATGAGCCAAAACTATTCACATTCCCTAGTGGTGGCGACAATCGGTTTAATATCAATGGTTATATACCTGATTTGGAGATCACTTCAGATCACGGTGTACTCTACATTGAGGTCAAAGGCTCCCTATCTGATAAGGACCGCGAAAAGACTAGGCTTATATCCAAGTACCATCCTGGGATAAAGATATTCTTTGTTTTTCCCGAACAATACAGAGACATTCAAAAGTGTTATGCTAAATACATTCCTAACTGGGAGTACTAAATCAGTCGAGAGGCGGTGATAACTAATGCTTGATAAACTTAATAAGGATAGTGTCGTTAAACTAATATATTTGGTGGTATTATACCTTGGTCTTTTGTCTTCGTTTGTTGGCTCGCTGTACGCTTTAAACTCTTGGTCGTCATATAAGGCGGAGAAAGAGGCTGTTGTTGCGCCAGCCGCAAAGGTTGAGGCAGTAAAGTAATTATCTGGTGAGGCTAACAAATGTGGGCCGACCATTAGTTATTATTTCAGGTACTAATGTCGCCATTCTGGTTTTGTCCTCCGGCCAATACTCAACTATATTGTCAAAAACGCCCAGAACGTTCTTTGCATCATCGGCCCAGTGACTAATACCGTCGTGTTTGTAATCCTTATCCCTACCACCACCTATTAGTTTTACAGGTAGGTTTTCGTGATTAATGTATGTTCTTATAGTCTCAAACGGACGGTAAAGTAGAAACGTTGTTATACTAAACACTACTGGTATTTTGCCCTCTAGTGCCAATCCCGCTGCTATATCAAGCAGGGTTTGTTCTGCCGCGCCAGTATTCACAAACCTATCCTCAAAGTCAATTTTGATATTATCCCACATACCATAACCCAGATCACCAGTTAGTACCCATATATTAGGATTTTTGACCATTTCGTCATATAAAAACCAGGCAAAATAACCTCTTATTGAGTCGTGTGGCTGTGTCGGCTTCATTGTAGTACCTGCCTTGCAACTTGATAGTCCTCCGTACTCATTACATGATAGTGTGCCCCTACCCCCGTTAAGAAGGGAAACTCGTAACTATGCGTTTCGCAAATCTCTATAGGAAAGTTATTAGCATTGATGAGCTGTATCAACTCTGGTCTGTCAATCACTTTATACGCCCCATAGCCATTCATATTAAGGTACACTTTGAGATTATCTAAACGCTGTTCTCTGGCTATCCGTAACGCCTCCCAGACGCTACCTTCCATCATTTCCCCATCGCTTAACAGACAGTACACTTTTCTTTTTCTATCAGCTAGTGCCATTCCCACAGCGATTCCTAAACCATGCCCCAGAGACCCTGTAGAGCACCAGATTCCATTTTCAATGTCTCGGTTGGGGTGAACACCGTGTTTTTCAAAAAGTTCTTCTGCGTCGTGTTTTAGGTACTTCTCAAGTACAACATAGAGAGCTAGGCCCGCGTGTCCGCAGGATAGTACAAATATGTCCTTCTCTAAGTTCATTTGCCTATAAATATGGTCAATAATATCTACTGCTGACAGACAACTCCCTAAATGAGACGACTTGTGCGCGAAAGAAATGTCTATAATCTTTTGTTTTAGGTCTTTATTCTTCATTTAACTTGTCAAATTCGGTGAAGTTTCCCTGTCCTAACATATCCAAGGATTTGTCAATAGCATCCTGTAGTGTTGGTTCGACGGTGCCGTTGGTAAACCAATTATATGTTTTTTCCAATCCCGACATAAGTGTTTGTTTAGGATGCCAGCCCAAGGAGGTAATAAGCGATGTGTCCGCACGCCAACTGCCACTATCATAGTCTCTTCCGTCCCGTTTGATTACTGGGTTATGCTTTTTTCCAGATATATACAAAAGGTTTTCAAACACCTCTTGATTAGAATGTTGTTTGCTGGTACCAATATTCACGACACCACTCTTGCACTGGTGGATATTCTCAGCAACACTAAATACAGCATTTAAGAGGTCCTCGATATATACCCAATCATGCACAGGATCGGAATATAGTGTGTACGGTAACCCCTTATCTATTGCCTTTATGGCCGATGGGATAAACCTATGCTCCGCTTCCCCAGGGCCAAAAACACTGAATGGTCTGACGCTAACAATAGGCCTATTATACTTTTTTGCAAACGCTCTGCAAAGGTATTCAGCCGATAGTTTTGTAATCCCATAGAATGAGTTGGTTTCTGGCAAATCTGCCTCGTTCATTGGTTTGTCTTTTATCCCATATACTGACGAGCTGGAAAAGTTGATAAATGCTCTGTAGTCAACTGCCAGCGATGCGCGTAGCAATAAATACGTTTTAACGATATTAGTGCCGAATATCTCATCATCTTCGGTCTGATTGACATGATTACCATACGAGGCTAGATGAAATATATGAGTTGGCTTGGCAGACTCCAAGAATATGACAAGCCCGTCAGGACTATTAAGTAACTCTCTTGGCACAGCGGCCACCTTATAGCCCTTTTCTATAAGCAAACCAACAAGGTTTTTGCCAATAAACCCGTTAGCTCCTGTTACTACCGCCACATTCTCCCTCATTGTTTTCTCCTATAAAAGACTGTTTCACCACAATTACCGCACTGTACGGACATATTCGAACTTACCACCTTTGTCCTTTTGTCGGAAAACCGCAGTATTATCAAGTTTCCCTCACCATCCATTTCCGCTAGTATTTCTTTTCTGCCGTTCGCTTCGCAATTCGGACAGATAAGCAGTTTTTTAGTTTGTGTCATAGTTTTTACTTTTCCCATGGCGTGACCTGCTCCCACTTATCTTCTTTGCCGATAAATTTAGCATATCTTTTCCTTATAACATCGCAGTATTTAAGGTCAACAGGTTCTGTTTAGCTGTTCACAGGCTATTAGGGTTGGCCCACTACCACCGAATAGGTCTAAAACACTCCCGCTATCTAAACTGCTATTATTTATCGCTTTGGCACACAGCTCAATTGGTTTCATTGTCGGATGCAACTCACTTTTAGCAGGTTTGTTGAAATTCCACACGGATGTCTGTGTTCTGTCGCCGTAGAATTTGTGTGTAAAACCCTCCTTCCATCCATAGAATATTATCTCGTGTTGATATTGATAATCGCTATGCCCCATTATTAAGGTGTTTTTTGCCCATATCAAAGTCTGTTTTAATTGAAAGCCACATTCCTTTAGGGCTATCATCATCATCATCTCTGAACCTTGTGGAGAACAAACGTAATAACTCCCATTGTCTTTCATAAATGTTTGAATGCTAGTTAATGCAGATGTCCAGAAGTCTTTTGAGTCTTCTGAAGTCTTTCTATCGTTTTCTATAATTAGTGCGTCCTCCGTCTTACCCACATAACCTATACCGTAAGGCGGATCAGTAAACACCATATCTGTTTTCTGTCCGTTCATTAGCTTTTCCACATCTTCCATTTTTGTACTGTCGCCACACATAAGCCTGTGTCTGCCCAGTTTATACACAAACCCTAGCTTTGACTTTGCTGGTTCGCTCGACACTTCGGGTGGTTCATCCTCTATAACCTCATCTGAAGGCGAGACCTCTTCGACTATATCCTTGAGAGATATTAACTGTCCTGTTGGGATGTGGTACTTTTCAAGATCAATACCAGAAGCTAAAGCAAGTTCGGCAAGCTCCAGAGTGTCATACTCCCC